TGGCTTTGAGTAATTCAGAATTGGTCAATCAACATGCCGGAGACTGGGAAACTTTGATGAAATTAGAAGCTGCCGTCATAGAGTACAATTGCAGTTTTTTTCAAAACGGGCTAGCCTCGACTTTCTTAAGCGGTTTAGCCCAGAAGGTTCCAGCGTGGATTACCAAAACATTGACGGACTCTTTGGGGCAATTCTCTCTGAAAAACAAGCCACCCTCGAGCAGTTAAGGAACACATACACACTTGAAGATGCTTTTATACTTTGGGAAGTTATAGCGGTACCAAAATTTAACGCATGGTTAGCGGCAAAAGCCGCTAAAAAAGAAGCTGAGAGGAAATAAAGTGGCCATATTAGATACATTTTACATTTTATTTAAAGCAGATTCTAAAGACGCTGAAAAGAGTTTTAAGGGAGTCAATGATTCTATCGTAAGAATGGATCAATCTTTAAATAAATTTGCGCGTAAATGGCTATCGTTGTATGGGATATTTAAAGGTCTTACCAGCGCCGTAGGTTATGCATTTGAATTAACTCAAGCTTCTCAAGCTTTAAATGTTAATATTGGTGAACTTGATGCATGGGGCGGGGCTGTTCAAAAAACAGGTGGAACAGTCGAAGGTTTTACTAAATCGCTGGAATCGATGGCCGAGCATTTAGGTACTTCTCCAAAAATAGCGCTACAATTATTGCCAAAAGTAGCAGATCAATTTAAGCGCTTAAATCAAGTACAGGCTTTACGTTATGGAAAATTGCTAGGTTTAGACACCCCCACTATTTTACTTTTGCAGCAAGGACGGCGGGAAGTAGAAGCTTTGGTCGCTAGGCAAAAACAATTAGGCGTGGTCACAACTAGAAATTCAATAATTTTTAAACATTTTCAAAACACTATTCAAGACGCAGGAAGGGGATTTAAATCTCTTATAAGAGACTACATTCTTGCCGCTATACCAGTTATTGATAAAATATTAGAAAAATTTACTGAGTTTACTATTTATTTAAGACAACATTCCGGATTAATAAAAGGCGCGTTAATACCAATCGCTACGGTTTTGGGAATAATTGCGGCTGAAATGGTAATCACGGCTGGCTCTACTGCAATTTTAGTTGGTATAGTTTTGGCTTTGGCGGCAGCTTTTGCTTTAGCTTATGATGATATACAAACTTTTCAACAAGGCGGAGATTCAATTATTGGCCGGATGTTAGAACGATGGCCAGAATTAGGAAAAGTCATTAAATGGGTATTGAATGATTTAAAGCTTGCCGGAGAAAATATAGTGTGGTTTTTCGGTAAAATACTGGATGTTATTAACGACGTGATAAAAGCGGCAAAGCTTTTAGATAAAATAGTGTCTCCATACTTAGATTCTTTTATAGAAGAATTAAAAGCTCAAGGCGCAGATGTTCATCTTTTTGGAGCTAAATCGGCCATTGATTCCGCTAGCAAAAATCCGTTAACTTCTCAGATAGGGTCTAGCGTTTTCAATAATCGTAGTGGCGACACAAAAGAAGTAAATATAACCATTAGTGAAATACAAATTAACACGCAGGCTACAGACCCGAGAGAAATAGCGTATGGTTTAAGCGCTGAACTAAATAGACAATTTAGACAGACCCAGAATGATGTAGCGGGAGGAGTATTGATCTAATGCCGAATATTTTAGAAACATTATTACCTAGCGCCGCATATGATCAAGTTCAGGTGCTTGACCAGAATTTTAATCAGGTATTTCCTTTAGCTCGCGCAATAAAAGCCGTGGTTAAAGAAGAAGCCAAAGTCATGGAGCACCCTCTAGAAACGGGAGCAACTATCACTGACCATCGAATAATATTACCTGTTGAAATAGAATTGTCTTTTATTTTACCGCCTAGCTCATATCAAGATACTTATAGACAAATACGACAATTTTATTTAAGCGCAACGCTATTAATCGTGCAAACCAAATCTGGCGTATACTACAATCAGTTAATTTCATCCATGCCACATGAAGAAAACCCAGACCAATATGATGCTTTAGCCCTGGCTTTAACGTTAAAACAAGCTCAATTTGCTACCACAAAAGTCGATTATTCTCCAAAAAATGTTAATCAAAGTAGTGAAGTTAATCGAGGTGCACAGCAAGCAATGAATGTTGCGGGAAATGCGGCTAATGAGTCTTTGTTTGCATCATTGTTTAAGTATTTAAAGGTAATCTCATGATTTTAGTGCCTATAAGTGCAGTCCCAAACCAGTCTTTTTCCATAACTTTGGACGGAAACCAATACGATATATCTTTATACATTACTACCAATGTGATGGCCATAGACATTATACGAAATAATATACCTGTAATTATGGGGATTAGAGTATTACCATATGTCCCGATAATTCCATATGAATACTTAGAAAATGGTAATTTCTTTTTTAACACTGAGAATGGGGACTACCCATATTTTGAACAATTCAATGTAACTCAACAATTGTTTTATTTATCTCAAGCCGAACTTGTTACTGTTAGAACAACAGGGACTCTATGACGAATCAACTAGACCCCAGAGTAGTACAAGTATCGATTGAAGTTAACGGTAAAATAAATACCTACGATGAAATTTATATAAAAGCAGTAGGGACGAAATACGCAAATCCATTACAAAATGAAGCTCAAATAACCATAACCAATCTAGATAAAGTTACCCAAGATTATATTTTAACCGAAACTTCTCCGTTCAATCCTAACCGGACGGCCAAAGTCCTTAAGCTTTATGCTGGGAGAAAATCTTATGGTACTACTCTTATTTACAGCGGTAATATTATCAGTACAATCGTTTCCCAACCACCCGACGTGACTATTACTTTAAAGTGTCTGACAGGTAATTACACTAAAGGAACTGTTCTAGCTAGAAATAGACCCGGTATCGCTAGTTTATCTGAGATAGCCGCAGGGATTGCGCAGGATACTAACACTATTTTAAATTTCCAGGCCACTAATAAAAATATAAGCAATTATACTTTCAATGGCTCTTCTTTAGATCAAGTGGCTTTATTAGGCGCAGCGGGTACCGTTGCCTTTATAGATGATGATATACTGGTAGTTAAAAATCAAGGAGTTCCAATAGTTGGTGCTGCTAGAGATTTAACTGCCGCAAACGGCATGATCGGAATACCTGAAATAACAGAACAGGGAATTCGAGTAAAATATCTATTGGATAATATTTCTAGATTAGGGGGCGGCCTAAATATTGTTAGCGATATTTATCCTGCCGTAAATGGGAGTTATGTTATATATAAACTAGGGTTTGAAATTGCAAATCGGGATACACCGTTTTATTACATTGCGGAGGCGGCACGTAGATCATGACAGATAGCATAGGCAACAATCCGAATATTAATCCCGCGGATAATGACACGCTTGCCGGTGTTTTACGTTTTGCTTTTAGCCAATTAATGCGCAATGTAGATGGTATGCTACCCGCTCGCGTTCTAGCGTACGATAGGACAGCTAATCGAGTACAGGTTGAGTTAATGATTGCGATGGTGTCCACCTCCGGAGCCCAAGTGAGCCGTGCTCAAATCGCAAATATCCCTGTAATAAATTTTGGCGGCGGCGGGTACATTTTAAATTTTCCTTTAACTGTAGGAGATTTAGGTTTTGTAATTGCAAATGATAGAGATATAAGTTTGTTTTTACAAAGTTACTCGGAATCACCCCCAAACACCATGCGTGTCAAAAGCTTCTCAGACGCCGTGTTCATTCCTTCAGTGCTGGCTAATTACACGACAACAGGTCAAGACGGTAATGCCGTGCTTCAGAATTTAGAGGGTACCGTAAGGGTTTCACTTTCTCCTACTTCTGTTACTTTAACTGCTCCTAATAATTCTGTGACGGTCGCTTCAACAGGCGTTACTATCACTTCTGTAAATACCATAACACTCGATTCCCCTACCATTATGGTCACAGGCGAATTAGTAGTCCAAGGATTGACCAGAATGCAAGCCGGCTTTAGTTGTACCGGAATAGCAACTACTATTTATGCTGGGTATTTTGGCGGGAATATTTATGTTAATGGCCTGGGAGATGCTCTTACATCCTTTAATAATGGAATACCTGCACCTCCGCCACCCTAGGATAAAAAAATATGACAGCCCAATGTTTTGCAGTTAATTCAAATAATGACATATATTTAGGCAAAGATGGCAACTTAGCGATTGTTTTTGATTTGCAAGGGACTTTGCAAGCTTGCGCCCATGCATCAAAAACTCTACTAGGAGAGATGATTTTCGCCACTAACCAGGGATTGCCAAATTTTCAATTGATTTGGGTAGGTGTTCCTAACATCCAGCAGTATGAAGCTGCCCTAAGAGCAACACTTGCTGAAGTCGATGGGGTGCTGGAAATTGTATCTTTTTTAGCTGATTTGTCGGATAATACATTAACATACACAGTGACGATTCGAACAATTTACGGGGTAGGAGTAGTTAATGGCGTTCTCTAATAATGTTTATCAGTATGTTATACCAGACGGCGTAATTATTCCTGATACGGAAGTTATCAATCAGCAAGTAATAAATGAATACCAAGACCAATTTGGCCAGGATTTAATAGTCACTCCTAACACCCCACAAGGGATTTTGATATCGGCTGAAACTCAAGCTAGGGATGGCATAGCCGTTAATAATGCTACTTTGGCAAATCAAATTAATCCTAATCTAGCCGGCGGTGTATTTTTAGACGCCATATGCGCTCTTACCGGGATACAAAGAACGGTAGCTTCTTTTAGTACTGTAGTGGGGTCTTTAACTGGAGTAGGTGGCACAATTGTCCCAGCTGGTTCCCAAGCCCAAGAAACTGTAGGGCAACAAATATTTCAAACCGTTTCTTCTGTTACAATTCCGACCACGGGTTCCATTGATGTTGTTTTTCAAGCGCTTAATCCTGGGCCGATTGCAGTCAGCCCGGGAACCCTTACCCAAATAATCAGCGTAGTTTTAGGGTGGGAGACTGTCACGAATGCCGCCGCTGCGAATATCGGAACCGATACACAAACCGATGACTCTCTTCGAGCTTACAGAAAAAACACTTTGGCGATACAAGGGGAAGGTCTAGCCAAGTCAATACTATCCGGCGTGTATGCAGTCGCCAATGTTACGAGTGCAACTTTTAGAGAAAATGTACTTCCGTCGACACAAACAATAGACGGTGTTACGATGTTACCCAATTCCGTTTATTTGTGTGTTAATGGTGGTGCAGATAGTGACATTGCGGCCACGCTGGTTGCTAAGAAAAATGGAGGGTGTCAATATACGAATGGCGCTGGGATTCCTGTATCAGTCAGTTATACTGAGCCTTTTAGCGGTCAAGTTATGAACATATTATTTGATAGACCGACGCCAATTCCTGTAAAAATTCAAGTTACGATAAAAGTAATAGATACTCTTTCTGACCCCCAAACTTTGGTTCAAAATGCTATTTTGAATTACGCCGCTGGATTAATTCCAGGTGAAACGGGATTTACGGTGGGAACCAGCGTTTCTCCGTTTGAAATTGCTGGAGCAATAAATTTTTACAATCGTTCAATTTTTGTTACTTTAGTTGAAGTATCTTTGCAATCCCCCGTAACATTTTCTACTAACACATTGCCGATAACCATATTTCAAATTGCAACTATTGCAGTAAGTGACATAACGGTGATCATCGTATGAAGATAGAAAATTTTAATTACAACATAAACATTTTTGAAGTACTGATTTGGCAATACGAGAATTCTTCTAATATCCAACAATTGATTTTAAATAAAAATATTTGGACGGCGCTCTATGGAACAATATTTTGGGAAGCTTGGGAAAGCAATGTTTTTAATTTAGCTACTGCAAATCTTTTCGGACTTACAGTTTGGTCCATCCTATTAAATTTGCCTTTATTTGTTCCAGTAGGTGAAGCACCTGTTGATCCTCCGGTGTGGGGATTTGACGTGATTCCACCGGTTAGTAATAACTTGAATTTTGAGCATGGTAATTTAGCTGGAGCTTTAGTGGTTCCCACTTTAACAGAAGATGAACAACGCACCGCTTTACAATTAAAATATTACCAATTAGTTAGCCGAGGCGCGGTCACTGAAGTCAATCAGTTTTTGAATTATATTTTCGGTAGTTCGGGAGGCGCATGGATGATTGATAATTTCGACATGACGATAACTTATCAATTCAATTTTCCCATTAATCCTGTTCTTCTAAATGTTATAGCTGGGTATAATCTATTACCAAAACCGGCAGGTGTGAATGTTAATTATGTTATATTGTAAAAAAGGATTATAAAATGGCTAAATTCTTCGTGTACCCATTTGCTGTGTCTGGCGATAAAACTGCCATACCAGACCCCTTACAAGGTAGTGGTTCTGTAAGTTACAATCAAGGGTGGGGGCCAGACTACGGGTTAGATTTATCCACTGATCCTGCGGCGTTACCAATTCCTAGGGACCAAACTAACCAACTTTATTACGATATCACTGATGCTATAAATCAGTACCAAACTCATGGTATCCCCGACTTTATTACAACTTCTGATAATTTAGGAACGGCTTTCCCATATGATTTATATGCATATGTTAGATATGACGATGGCACTGGTTTTAAAATATATGAAAATCAAGTGCAAGGTAATACGGCGCTCCCTACTGATCCTTCGTGGCAAATCGTCAGCGGCAATCCAGTGCCTACGGGGGTTGTGTCGGCTTTTGCAGGTACCACGCTTCCGTCCGGGTATTTATTCTGTGATGGTTCTGCCGTGTTGCGGTCAACATATGCCGCACTATTTGCAGTAATTGGAACAATATACGGAGCTGGCGATGGTTCTACCACATTTAATTTACCATTTATGGCCCGTCGGGTTATTGTAGGGGCTGGTGGAACTGGAAGCGGAACTCTCGGAAATACTCCCGGAAGTATCGGCGGTGCGGAAACAATAGCTTTAACGGGCAGTCAAAACGGAGATCACAATCACCCCACAGTGCCCGGATTTTCATTAAGACAAATTGCTGTAGGAGGAGGTTCCGGGCGTCCCTATGTATTTAATACCGGCGGTACTACTAACACGGGGGCAATTAATGGTGGTGCAGGTCAACCTCACGATAATATTCAACCTTCATTGGTGATGAATTGGATTATCAAGATATAAACTTTAAAAGAGCTGTCGGCATCCTTTTAGTACAAGAAGGAGGATACGTCAATGACCCTGATGATCCGGGGGGTGAAACAAATTTTGGAATAACAAAAAGAACATACCCACAATTAGATATAAAAAATTTAACAATAAATAAAGCAATTGACATTTATTATAATGATTTTTGGTTAAAATATAAACTAAATACCCTTAGCAGTCCCATTATATCCACACAATTACTTTTACTTTTTGTAAACCTTTCCCCTAGTTCAGCCGCAACTTGTGTTCAAAAAGCAATTAATCGTATTACTAACCCTATTTCGGAAGACGGTATTTTCGGAAGTCAAACAATAGATATGCTCAATAAGCTTCCTGAATGCCATGTGTCAGACCATATAAAATTGGAGTTGGTGAAATTTTATCTAAACCGTGTTAGTATAAATCGAAAGCAACTTAAAAACTTGGAAGGTTGGGTAAAGAGGGCGATGCTATGAATGTTTTATTCAAAATATTTAAAGACAGTATAACTGCCCGTGACAACGAAAGTTTTGACAATGGCCGCATTATATGCGCCATGAGCTTTACTATTTACTACATGCTTGCTTTTTATAATGCATTTCTGGGTCATGGATGGACCGCTGTGGAGTTTGCTAGCGGCTGTACCGCAATGGCGGTAGGCTTTGGAATAAAACTCCATCTAACGGATAAAGTTAATAACACGGAGGAAAAGAAATGAATTGGAAAAATATATTAATTTCTGTACTTAGCGCAGTAATTGCACTGTTGGGAGGAACCCAATACCAACAACTTAATTCCCTTAATGAAGCTCAAAAAAGCATCAAAGAATTACAACAAGGGATAAATATTATTGCTAATAAATATTCTGAGTGAATAACAGACTCATACAGTTTTTATTTATTTTCAATCGAGCCTAAGTATATTTATCGATCTGACTTGCCAGACCCGGTTTATTAGTATATAATGATTTATGTAATTAATGATAACGGTTCGGAGGGAAGACCAGAATGTTTAAAAACTTTACTAATATAACATGCTGGTCTTCATTTAATGCAAAAAATAAACTTTATAATAGATAAAAATACGTTTATTAAATTTAAAACAATTTGCGTAGAAAAACAAAAAACAATGACAGAAGTTCTCAATGACTTAATAGCAGAGTATATTAAAAATAATGAAAAAATACAGGATAGTTGAGTTTGTTGGCGGAGGTTATGGCATTCAATACAAACTCTCTTGGTGGTCCCGGTGGAAGTTATTACCTAACGAGCCTATTTCTTTTTTAAATGGAGCTCACATGGAGATATCCCGTCTTAGCGATTTAGACCTGGAAAGTATAAAATATAAAAAAAGAATGAAAATAAAGAGTGTTTATAGGTCAGATTAAGTGTAGTATTAAAAATCATATGGATTCCTTGTTAACCGTCTTGCAGCCAAGACGGTCTTTTTTATTATTTTATAACCCCTTTAATTAGATCCCATATACCTTTAGTAGACATATTTGGGGTACTGTCCTCCGTAGGCACGTAAATTATTTGTTTTTCTGAATCTTTTATGGCTTCTATCCATATAGATTTAAGATACAAATCATAAGAAACTATTCTGCTAATAGCTTCTATTTCTTCAGCTTTTATAATCGCTATTTGTTTATTTACCTCCGCCTGTTTTAAAGACGGAGAATTGTGATTTATACAAAAATCCCAAGCTATAAAGCAGATTGCGGTTGCCGCGGTTAAACCGTATGTAATTTCACGTATTAACATTTTAGTTGTTCTCCAGTGATTCAGGATTTTCATAGATGTTGCCTAGTATTTCTAACATACCTTATTAAATTGGTGGGGTGCATCGCCGCCCATCAACCCTACTAGCGATAGATTAGTCAGGTCGGTTGATAAAAGTCTGCTTTTTGTTACCTAAAAGCGCACCCCATAAACTGTTTATTAACTTTTAACAAACATCATTTGAATTTGTTGCATCATTTGCTGCATAGCAATTGTGCTTTCATGTGATAGCCACATTGAATATACACATACTGCCAGCAACGCTGTTACTAAAAACACTTCAAATATCCCGTTCATGAGTTCCGTCTCCATGGTTAGTGTTAAGTTACATGATTACTATAGATCGTATTCTATAGATTGTCAACTATATTCTATCTTTTTTAGTAATATATGATTTTTTATTTAAATAAAAATCCATATTTAAATCCTCCATTATGGAAATACAATGACCATAATCATTAAATACTATAAAAGATCCCCAATTTAATTCTTCAAAATTGTTATATATTTTTAAAGATATCCATCTATTTTCGTTATTTACAATTGTTTTATGTATTATTTTTACTCTCCAATAATAGCCTTCATTTCCAGAATCATCTAAGTCTATGGCTTCCCAAATTTGTCCTATTTCTAATTTTAATTTACGTTTTCTATTTAATTTCATTTGTTGTACTTCTTAGCTCTCCATCCACCTTTAGCCTTTACAGGCCACCCTTTTGCCCAATCAGGCATCGTGCTCATTATTGTTTCAACCTCTTCAACGGTTCCTTTGCCTTCTTCTACTTCAACCACAATTTCATCGTGCACATGCAAAACCACGGGGTAACCCTTGTCTTCCAAATTAATGACCGCATGCGCTAAAATGTCCCTGGCTGTTGCTTGCACGACATTCTCCGTTAATTTGCCTCCATAAGTGTTCATTCTTACCCAGCCGGTTTTTCCATATTTTGGATTAGTGTTCCAACCTTCAAAACTTAAAGATAACTTACCTTCGAATTTTTCATGAGGAGACAATATCGGTCTGTGGTACGTGATTAAACGACCAGATAATAATTTACAATACAGTACATTTTGTTTACATATGTATGTCAAACCTCGGTAATTACATTCGGTACCTGGGTTTGATACGGCTGCAATAGCGGCATTTTCCAACCCGTACCACAGTTTTACAATATTGGGAGAAGCCGCACGCCATGCTTTTACTTTCTCAAGTATTACTTCGTCGGTAAAGAATTCATCGGCCCCGAAAGCTTTCCATGCCCCTACGGCACCTTGATATCCCGACGCCAATTCTGCCACTTTTCCTATCTTACGATCCGGATGGTGGGAACCTGAAGTAGATTTATATAATTCATATTCTTCTAGGGAAGTCCCGGTTATCTTAGATGCGGATGTTTCATATATTTTACCGTGGGTATTGAATACATCTAATCTCCACTGTTCACCGGCTAAAGCGGCTAATACCACGGCTTCAATTGCACTGTAATCTGAACATATTAAATCTTTTCCAGGCGCTGAAATAAACATCCCGCGAAGGCATGAAGATATGATTTCAACAGCATCCCCAAAGTAGTATTCGACGCATTCTAGACTACCAGTGTTCAGTATCTCAATGGCGTCTTCTACGGCTTGAGGGTTCCATTCAGAGTGCTTATGGTTTATTTCAAATTCTTCAGCCAAACCTTCGCATTTATCGCATTCCATACTATTAATAGTGGTTTCTGGTTCTATTCCGCACCACAAGCAAGATCCTGTGTATAATTTAAAATATTTACCGCATACGCATTCTTTTACCGTAGGTCCGCTATTTGGCAAGTTTTGAGGTTGTGGCCCAGTGCCTGCCGCGCGCCCCGTGCGTGCTGAATGGTATATGAATAAGTCATGCAAACGATTGTCACGTGTTACTTGGTTTGCCATTGCGTAGAGCTTCTTAACTGAGGCTGCACCATTCATCTCTCTGATATTTAAGGCTCTATGGATTTCGGGTCTATTCCAAGGAATTACTTTTTTCAAATCTTCTATATCGTCAGCAGTTAGTTTATTTACGGTAATCCCTTGCTCAATCATCCATTTTTTAAGGCTAGGTAATGCGCTTGCAGAATTAACCTTTCCTAATGTAATTTTACGTAACTCTTCATCATATTTCTTATACGCCTGCTCGAGTATGCTAATGCAATTATTTATAAGCGGTAAGTCAATCTGAATACCGCGAACGTTAATGGCGTGGTCACATTGCCAAAATTTCAATTCGCTTTCTGAAAGATCCGGTGTTTTAGATGACAACTCAGCTTCTGCTTCGATGTCCCGCAAACAGTAGTTGTATAAGTTGTTGGCATCTTGTGGGTCGTCTGTGGGTAAAGTTCTTAAAGAAGTGTTTTTCTTAGTTGGGTTTCTAGGAATACTAAATTTGGTTATTAGTCTTTTACCATCTTTATTCTTTTTGTTCTTGATATTAACTACTTCACCCGCTGGGTCAAGAGAACCTGGAAGAGCGTGTGCGCGACTCTTGGCAGCCGCACACCGTATTTGGAGAGGGGATAGTGGAGGGAAATTGTACTTATGTACGCAAATATTATTCCACACCCAGTACTCAAATGCAACATTCCAAGCCTCAATTAAGTGCCCTGATGAAATATGATCCAATAAATCTTGTGGCGGAAAATCTCCCGGTTTCCACAATTTCGCCCCGTTTCCGTCTTTTAGGTTGTACGCTAGGCACAATACTTCAGCTTCTGGATGCTCTGTATATCTCGCGGCACCAGTTACCGGAAGTCCTTTGATACTTGCGCCATGTGGCGGTTTGAATTTACCTTGAGTAAGGTCCCACTCAAACCCGGCGGGTGAGTAGGTTTCAAAGTCCATCTCAGGTAGGATTGTGGAAACTCCTAAACCTGCGTTTAGTTTATGTCCCGACGGTAAGTCTTCTAATTTTGGAGGAGGTGAGGGGATCATAATTTACCCTTAGTGCTAGTTAGCTTATTAAGGATTTCCAACATTTGCCTTTTTGCTTCTAAAAATCCTCTTAAAAATTCTCCAGAATTAGAACGCTTATTCCATTGATTTATATCATCCATGGTTAACTTACAATTGTTACATACAATGACGACCGCACACGGGGAAATAAATTTTTCTTTTGCACTGTAAAACACTTCATTTTCGCAAAATGGGCATGGTAATAATTTCATTTCACTATCTCCAACTTGACTAATTGTCTTTGAATTCCTTCCAATATTTTTATTAATTCTGGCACTCGGCTCTTATCCCTACCCGTTATTACCCGGTTAGTTTCCTCATGTATTTTATTTACTAGCTCTGATTTTTGTTTTGCTAAATGTTCTTTGAATTTCTGTCTGTCTGCAGTGTTCATTTTAGTTCTCCTAATTCAGCTAAAACTTCTTCTACTCCAAAAACATAATCTTCGTATCTAAGCGCTTTTATAAAATCTAAAGCTATTTTATATTTTTGTTTTGATGATAATTTTTTTGATTTTTCTTTAAGTATTAAAATCGCATTTTTTTTATCTGTTTTTTCTTTTGTCCTATTTCTTTTTTGTTTTAAATCCCATACATCCGCAGAAACAGATAGATTAAATTTTTCTAAATCTTCCCTCAACTTAGTTGTGACCTGATCTAGTTGCTGAAATTTTGCTAAATTATATAATTCACTTTTTTCTAATTCTTTTATCTTGTCCCACAATTCTGTAATTTCACAATATTCATCTGGTGAATATTTCATTTTCCTATTTCCTTATCTGCATTAAACATCCAAAGATCTTATTCTTTGGCAATTGATCGCAAAGGGCTATTTCAATATCAACGGCTCTCACTTTAGGAAAGGCTTGTTGCGAGCATAAGATTAACACGATGCATAGTAGTTTTTTCATTACAGTTCTCCTATTTCCATTAAAATATTTTCTACAGTCGCGCTATGCAAATTTTGTTTTAAAAATGCTATTAATATTCTGTATTTTTCTTCTAGGGTAAACCTTTTTTCTCTTTCATCCTTAAAGTGACTATTAACTGATGACATTAATTCTTCTAATTGATATAGACGTTTTTTAAAGTCTTGCAGGATATCTGGTTTAACTTTATCTTCTAGAAATCTTATTTTCTCATGAGCCAAATCTACAGAATTATGAAGCATTGGTATTTGTTCATTTAATTCAATTACTTCTTTCTTTAATATTTTAACCCTTTCTTTTAATAACATTTTAACGTCTCCTAAAGCCCCTATTTCAAGGGGCGTGTTAGTTGATTAAGCTTGCAAATATCCATGCTGAATTAATGCTTCATCCGTCCATCCCTGCTGAATGAAAGCTTCGTAAGTTGCCCCATTAGCTAAATCTGTCATAATTTTAGGCTTAAGGATGTTTGGATATGCTGGGGGTGCTGCGGCTGGAACAGGCACGGGGGCATGTGAAAGCGTCTGTACAACAGGGGGCTGGTATGGTGCAGATAATACCTGAGTGACTGAATTAAACCCAGAGCTGATTGGAGTTTTGCTAGCTCCAGCAGGCAACGCACCGCCGAATCCAATAGTTGTTGGATCAATGGAAGAAACTGTTATTCTTTCCCCAAATCCAATAAACGCCACATGTGTGTGATTTAAATACACGCCTGGTTTTTGTTGATTGCCATTATCCTTCATGTTTCCAAAAACTTGAATATAATCACCTGGTTTTATAAATTCTTCTGGTTTTAATAATAGAGCGCCCTTTTCATCGCAAAGAATAGGGGATGCAAATCTATTACTGAAATTCACAATCCAATGCCCTTTGTGGCCTTCTGAATCGCATGGCTTTCTACCATTACCATTCGGAACATTACTATCTCCATCCACAATTTTCCAAGAGAATAATGGTGAATTTGCTTGACCGTTTGGAAAACCCTTAACCGCTACATCATATATTTTTTTACCCCATTCTGTTTGATTCCAATGCTGTTCTGAGCCTTTAGGAATAGCTAAAGCAATGTAGTGTTTAACGTATGGCTTTCCGCTATCGTCTATAAACGGCTTACCTGTGACCCTATCTTTATCCTGAGCTTTATATAAAGAACCCATTACTAACCGACCGATTGGGAATAAAATAGTTTCCATTTTTGTTTCTCCTTAATTAATGACAAAGACATACTAACTGTTAATGACGGGTTCGTCAATAGTTATTTTGCAAATATTTTTCTAGTTTCAGATTCTTTCACTTGTTCTAACTTTAGTTCACCTATTGGAGTATCTGAATACTGACGCACTAAATCTGCTGGAATCCCTGCTTTGATAGCTTGTTTAGGTGTAATTGCTTCAGGTTCTTTTTTTAAATCCACGTCGAACATTTCACCTAGCGTCAATATTTCAGCTATTGGTTTAACCCATTTTTCTCTAGGCTGATGCCGGCCTAATTGGTAAAACGGTATTCTCTTTCCAATTTTTAATTTAGCCAAGGCTTCTGATTCTAATGCCGTGATACGTGCTTTCAATAGCTCTTGTGAATCGTGAAGTTGTTTAAGTTCTTTTCCTAATTCATCGTCAGTTAATTCTTTTGGTAAATCTTTCATGTTAATTCTCTCCAATACGGTTTTTCTTAATGCAGGGCATGCATGACGTGCGCGACAATATTCACATCCTGAGCCTGGGGTTAGGGGGGCATCTTCAGTAGCGGCTATTGCTTCAGAAGCTCGTAAACGATCCCAATAAATAATTAACTCGTCAGAAGAAATACTCCAAGTTCTTATAGGTCCATCTTTATGTACTGCGCGAGGTTGAATAATGTGAAAAGTGACTTTGTCTACCGTTGGTTCGCCTTCCATTATTCCCGCTGAATAAGCTATTAACTGCCAGTTTTCGAACACCTCAATGGCTTTGAAACCATATTTAAAGTCAAATATGTGTAAATGGTTCTCTGTAAAAAACCATGCGTCGGGAGTTCCGTACATATCTGGGTGTATCGATTCCATGTTAATAGTTTCTTCAAGTTGTAATTGATAAAACATAGCTGGATTGGGGCTGTGCATTACCTTACGTATATAATTAACATACATTTCACAGTGTAAAAACATTTCTCTCGAACAATCGAATCCTTGTATTTCACCCGTTACTAGCATTTCGCAAACCTTATGCGCCATTGTTCCTTCTCTAGAAGCTTCGGATTTCCTGTTGGGGTAAATCTCTTCCATCCTCCTAGACCCAGGGCACGCCATGCGACGCTCCGCTGAGGAAGGAGCTAATTTAGAGTGAGTAGTCATACGTTTACCTCATGCTCTTCTAAGTAAAAACCATATTCTTTAGTAGACAGATACTCATCTGCTTTTTCTCCGGATAAAAATATTTTATCTATGCCAGAGGGCAGACATGTTCCTGAGTCTTCAAATACTATATAAATATTCATTACAGTCTCCTTAAAAAGTGTCATTCTCAAATCTTTCTTCCATTTCTTTTTCTGAAATGGGGGTTGTTAACATCTCATTGCAGTTAGAACAGTGGATGTGGCATTTATACATTTTTATACTTTTTAAATTCATTCCACCGTGGTCGCATTTTTTGTTAAAAAGTTTTTCTATTAATCCGATCATCTACTTACCCTCCCTAATTTAATTAACAGTTCGCAAGGCAAAGGTACCCCCTTTCACCACCGACTCAGCAACACCCCCTGCGGCATATGTAATACTCTTTAAATATCCAAAGACAACTTGGGCATTTTATCTGGTCAAATCTTCCAATCCGCTTTCTTAATGAAAAAGGTACGTGCCTGTATCTAACCGGTTTGCATCCGAATATTTTGCAAGTTAAAGTCTTAGGCATTACATCCTCCTTAACATCACGTGAAATTGCGCTAATGCTTCTCTGAAATCATTTAAGCTATTCAATTTCCTTTCGCACTTCTCTATTTCCTTTTCTATCTCATTAAATTTATTTTCAACCAATTCGTCTCTTTTTGATTCGTCTTTTTCTTTCAATACGCTTTCTAAAAATTCATCTACTTTCATTTACTTACCCTCTAATTGATTCACACAGTTTGATGGCGTTATTCCAACCTTCTTCAGTGGGTATAAATCTAGCGAATGGCGAGGTACCTTTTGAAAAATGCGGGTCTAACTCCCCTTTAGTTAATTTCAATAAATTTTCTAAATTATGTATATTTTTATAAACTAATATTTTATTACCTTCAAAATTAGTACAATTTGGATAAGTTACTAATATTGCCAAATTTTTACCAAAATTGAATACCCTTGTTATTTTATAAACCTTAGGGTTTGGGTTAGAATCCTTAGTAGCGTAGGGGCTGCTGGAACATGAACTTAATGTATTCATACCCATTTACTTAATCTCCAGTAATTTATTTTCTATAAAATAAATCAACATTTTTGCTAGTGCATTTGGTAATGTACGCCCGAATTTAATATGGCTTATACGGTCTATATTCATGCTGTCATATCTTATTTCATATTCATTATTTTTCTTAAAAATCATTAAATAAGTATAATAAATATCATTATTTGAAATCTCGTTAGGCAATAACTCTAAAAGTTCTGAGGCGGTGAATGCTGCATAGCATTCAAATTTCCACTTATTATCATCGAAAGATTCAGAGTATTCTTTTTCTATTGTATGTTCTATTCGTTCATAATCTCTATTTTTTTTATACCAATGATGATAAAACAAGCTTTCTTGTTTAACTCCCAATTCACATAGACGTTTTGATAGTTCTAAAGATGTTACTTGTTGTTCAAGTTCCATTACTTATCACCCCCAAATTTATCAATACTTGCATTAACTTTCTCTATTAACTGCGGATTAGTCGATAGTTCATACGTATGGCTTAAACCATACGACCTAACTATTTTCAATACATCTTCTGCGACTAGTTTCTTTTCTGCGGTTAATTTAGTTATCTTTCCTATTAAAGAGTTGAAATCGATCTTAGGGGGTGGAGTAACCTGAAAAAATGGAGGTGTGTTATTAAATTCTTCTACTAAAACATGTTCAGATTCTAGTAATTTTTCCCCTAAAAATGAATCAATTTCTTTATCAGTTAAATGTTTTTCTAGTTTAGTTGTTTTCATTTTTTTACGTCTTTGTTTTTTCTCGATTGTTAAATTATCTAACTCCGCAACTAGTTTTTCATGTTCTTCAACAAGCTTTTCATGAGCCGGAGGGTTTCCTTCATAGTAACCGATTGAACCATCTACTTTTAAGTCTTCCAAAGTAACTGGTATTTCCCCTTCATTTAATTTTTGTTCCTTAACTTCAACAGGTGCAGGAACCATTTGATGCCCCGCAAGTTCCATTAAGAATCTAGCGGTTGCCACTAGCATCTTTTCATCTTTAATCGTTGGATCAATAATTTCGATTCGTATTGTCATTTCCTATTCTCCTTCATAATTAGAATATGTTACTTGTATTGATATAGTTCCTTTGAAAAATCCGTGTTCATCTGTCGGTAAATCTTGTGCATTTATTGAGTGGTTAATTTCTTCAAAAACATCATTTATATTTTCACCGTAATAATCTTTTTCAAATATTACTTTTTTCATAATTATTCTCCTATTTACAATTTTTTAAAAGTTCAATTAAATTTTCTGATTCTTCTTTCCATGCTTCTGACCATGCTAAACTTTCTGCTGACCATGCTGCTGACCATGCTGCTGACCTTGCTGCTGACTCTGCTGCTGACGATGCTGCTGACGATGCTGAACTTTCTGCTGACCATGCTGCTGACTCTGCTGCTGACCAATCACAATAATTTTTATTTAATTCTGCTTCATGACATTTCTTTACTAATTCAATAGATGACATTACATCTATAAATATTTTTTCTAGTTCACTATTTTTATATGATTCTAATAATTTATTTTGTATTTCTAATAGATTGTTCATTCTAATAATTGATAATCGGTGTTTAACATTTTCAACGCATACACCGACTGGAATTGCATCTAGAAATTTTTCTGGCCATAACATTGCTTCTTCATTAAGTATATTTTCAAAAATCGCGTCTTCTAGTCTTGCTAACCATTCTGGTAAACCTAGTTCAATTGGATATTCTGAATGATCATAATTTTCCAAAGTGCAACCTACTGCACAACCCTTTCCATTTTCCCATCCGATTCCTTGTATAATATTATCGAGTTCTCTGTGTAATTTTACTCTATTTAAGTATTTTTCTTTTATCGTTGGATCATTGTGAAAACTTAGCATTTTGGATTCTCCATTAAGTTAAATTAGTTGCCCTTCGCGAGTCATAGAAACTTTACGTGGAGACGTTATCACTCCAAGGGCTGTCGCGGTTTTACGTCACTCACGACTTGACGGTGAAACTTAATGTAACGACTTCATGCTATCTACTTTCTGTAACCCGCTAACTAACATCTCTGTAAAACAAAGGTATAAACTTCCTATCTCAACTGATTCATGCATTTTTTTAATTCCGCTTAAAAGATTTCCTGATAAATTTACTGCCAAAGCCATTAAACCTGATGCATATTCTTGTGAATCATATTCCCCAAGTTCTTCACTAAGCCTATCTCTGTATCTTTCTAAAGCTTTTACATACAACTCTCTTAAAATTTCATCTGCTATATTGTTGATTTTAACGATTCTGTCAATTTCCATTGTCGTAAGCCTTCATAATGCGTGATAATATTTCCGTTTCCTGTAACTCAGGTTGTAACTTTTGACATTGGATTACTGATCTATGTAAAGCCTTTGCTGTACCTTGTATAATTCCTTCAACGGCAACTGGTTTTTCTGCTTCTTTAAACCAATCTAAAATGTTTTTCAATATGTCTTTAACACTCATTGTTTAATCTCCTAGTTGACAAGATCAAATGATATAGTATTATTGACGGGTTAGTCAATAGGTGGATGGAAATAAAATGGAATTAAGGCAATATCAATACGATGCTATAAACAGCACATATGAAGCGTGGCGTCAAGGTTCAATAAATGTTGGATTAGTGATACCTACAGGCGGCGGTAAAACTGTGGTATTTTCTGATATTATCGCTAAGCATACAGGGCCCTGTATTGCAATTGCGCATCGTATGGAACTAGTTAGTCAAATATCTTTGACTTTAAGTCGATATGGAATCAGACATAATATAATCGCGCAAAGGGCCGCCATACGAGAAATAGTGTCACTACAGATACAAGAATTTGGGAAAAGGTATTACGACCCGAGTTCTAAGTGCTATGTAGCTGGGGTGGACACGCTTATCAGATTAGACCCCGGTACCGCGTGGTTGAAAGAAATAACACTTGTCATACAAGACGAAGGACACCATGTACTTAAAAATAATAAGTGGGGAACCGCGGCTAGCCTGTTTCCTAATGCGCTCGGCCTTTACCCGACTGCCACACCGTGTCGTACTGACGGTAGAGGTTTAGGTAGACATGCTGATGGTATAATAGATTGTATGGTAATTGGACCAACTATGCGTACATTGATCAAAGATGGCTATCTTACAGATTATCGAATATTTGCCCCGCCATCGGATTTAGATTTATCCCAAGTCCCGATAAGTGCGGGGGGTGATTATAATAATCCAAAGTTAAGAGACGCAGTACATAAATCCCACATTACTGGAGACGTCGTTGATCATTATTTAAAAATCGCTCCTGGTAAATTGGGCATAACTTTCGCAGTGGATGTGCAGTCAGCGACAGAAATAGCCGCGGCATTTAGGCAGCAAGGCATACCCGCAGAATCAATCAGCGCTAAAACTCCAGATCTTTTGCGTCAAACGATTATGCGTCGATTTAGGAATCGAGAAATTCTTCAGATTGTTAATGTTGATTTATTGGGCGAGGGGGTGGACGTACCCGCATTAGAGGTCGTGTCCATGGCGCGTCCCACCCAGTCTTACGGATTATATTCCCAGCAATTTGGGCGTGCACTCAGGCCGCTTCCCGGTAAAACGCATGCTATCATCATAGACCACGTTGATAACGTCAAATTACACGGGTTGCCCGATGCCCCTCGGGAGTGGACTTTAGACCGCCGCGAACGTAAAGTTAGAAGTAAATTATCAGACGCAATCCAAGTTAAAACTTGTCTCAACGTCAATTGTTTTAGCGTCTATGAAGCTTACCGCAAGTCATGCCCATATTGCGGATATGTAACACCCCCAAAAGAGCGCTCTTCCCCAGAACATGTAGAAGGGGATTTATACGAATTAGATCCCTCGGTATTGGCACATCTTCGGGGAGAAATAGCACGGATTGATGATGTTGCTAGGATTCCCAGTGGTCTTTCTATTCCTGCGGAGTTAGCCATCAAAAAACGTCATAAAATGCGTCAAGAAGCACAGGGTGAACTTAGAAGTTCTATATCACAATGGGCGGGTTATCACCATCCTAAACTATCTGATTCTGAAATATATAGATTATTCTTTTACACTTTTGGTACAGATATATTAACTGCGCAAACTTTAAATACAGCGGATGCAGAAAAATTAAAAAATACTATTGACGAGGTAGTTAATAGAGGGTAATGTATTTAAAACATCAGGGAAGGACTAAACATGAAACTGACAACATGGGCAAGTAAGTGGGGAATACCAAATGCGGCAATTGAAGATCTTAAAAAATCTTTAGGGGCCGGCATATTAGAAGTAATACATTGCGAACAAGGGAAATCAGAAGCTGCGGTTACTAGTATTGTACGGCTAGAAGCTAGTAAGAAAAATTGTCGCTTATGGAGAAATAATAGAGGCGCATTTAAAAATGAGTACGGCCAATGGGTACACTATGGCCTGGCTAATGAATCAGGTAAGATGAACGATTTTATTAAATCTTCAGATTTAATAGGCATTCGTCCAGTAAAAATAAGAGAAACCATGGTAGGATTAACAATAGGTCAATTTGTTAGCAGAGAAATAAAAAAAAGTGATTGGACATACACTGGCACAGATGCTGAAAAAGCTCAATTAAAATGGCTTGAGCTGATAACTAGTCTAGGTGGCGATGCTTGTTTTGCAACAAGGGAAGGTACTTTATGAATCACATTAAATGTACTACAGAAGAAAATAAGTCTTGGTGTGGGGCAGAATTAGAACCAGGTTTCCATTTTAAAGATACAGAAGCCGCGGTCATTAATGGTGTTCACGGTGATAAAGAAATATGCGGAGATTGTATAGACATTATTGTTGAGAATTTAATTAGGAGAACTACTGAATGACTAATGCCCGGTTTATACAGCCCCCTAAAGAAATAGGAGCTTATAGATTACAGGTAGGTAATTGCCAATACGTTAATTTACCTATGTGTCATAAGCCTTTTTTTATACATAGATTTTTTATGAAAATTTTATTAGGAGTTAACTGGGTGGGTTATGGAAAAAAATGATTGGGAAGATTTGTACGAAGAAGGCGAAGATTGTTTAGAAGATGTATTGGAGAGATTATTAAATGGAGATAACTAAAATTAAAAGACCAAATGAAGAAATTAAATGGGTAGATATTAAAATTGGATTACCCGAAATTGGAAAAGATGTTTTACTACGTCTTAAAAAAACCCATTGGAAAAGAAATCATGTATTACATACAGTTGCTTCTCTGGAAAAGTATGAAAATCGGCCTGAGCCTTATTTTGAAAACACGGAAGATTTGTACGAATATGATTTGGAAGATATAACGCACTGGTGTGAGATACCAACCTTATTAAATGGAGACGAATGAAATGATGTGCAAAGATTGCGGTAGAGTCGATGGATTAAAAATAATGATTCATGAAAAACAAATATTATGCAAACAGTGTCATGCAAAAAAAAATGGGTGTAGGCACAACCGTTGCAAAGTCTACAAGAACTTATCAGACGGGACTGCCTACAGTATATGTAAAGACTGCGGCGAACAACGAGAGATATAAAATGAGAGAACGGAAATTACCAAAAGAAAGAAAAAAAGAACTATTATCAGAAGCTGTTGAACTGTCCAAAGAACTAGGTTACAGCCACATAACGCGAGATGGGATTGCAAAAAAAGCTAAAGTATCATATGGTTTAGTGACACGTTATTTTCAATCGATGGATAACCTCAGACGCTTGGTGCTTAAAGAGGCTATCAGAACCGAAATACTGGAAATAATTGCACAAGGCTTGGTTCGAAAAGACCCACTAACTAGACGGTTAACCCCTGAACTAAAGGAGCGGGTTTTGACGTACTTATCTAAATAATTTAATCAAAGGAAGTATCTTTCTATGGATATATTACCAGTGGCGTTTCATGCACTTAAAAATTATCATCAATTTATTGTGTATTCTTTAACGGAAAACCCAACTAACGCTAGTAAAAAGATCAAAAAGCCAGTTCATCCTCTAACCGGAAAAACCTGGGACGCTCATGATTCAGCCATATGGTCTGATTTTGAGTCAGCTTCAACCGCTTGTAAATTTCTGGGTGACTCTTATGGAGTTGGATTTGTTATTACTGAATCTGACCCATTCTTTCTTTTAGATATCGATTCCTGTTATGACCAAACAACGGGTTGGTCTGATTTATCTAAAACACTTCTACAGAAATTGGCCGGTGCGGCAGTTGAAGTTTCTGCTTCAGGTAAAGGATTGCACGTGATTGGGACATGCCAGCAATTTGAGCATGGATGCAGAAATGATAAGTTAGGATTGGAATTTTATACGACTAAACGATTTATAGCATTAACTGGAATTCATGCGAGTGGTGATGCATCCTTAGATTGCACAGAAGCATTAAAAGATATCTCCTCTACTTATTTTATTTCATCTTCATCGACTCCAACAGATAAGGAATGGTGGTCTACAGAACCTGTACCGGAATATACTGGCCCAACCGATGATGCTGAATTGATAAAAATGGCAATTGCTTGCAAAACAAACAAATCAAGATTTGGTAAGGGGGCATCTTTTCAAGAACTATGGGAAGGGGATGAAGAAGCGCTATCGAAGTTTTATCCGCCAGATTCTACTTCTTCTGAACCATACAATCGGTCAAGTGTAGATGCCGCTTTGGCGCAGCATTTAGCTTTTTGGACTGGTTGTAATGCAGAAAGAATGGTCAACTTACTGAGGCAGTCTAAACTTTATCGTGATAAGTGGGATCGTGAAGATTACTTACCGCGAACGGTCAGGAACGCCCGCGGTAAATGCACAAATGTATATTCGAAACAACCTAAACAAAATAGTATCAAGTCTGACTCTTCAAGTCAAATAATCGGCACAATGGGGAATTCATTCTTAACTCTTCAAGAGCAGTTAGAGTATTTCAAGAGATGTGTGTACATTTGCCACGAGAACATGATTTTGGTACCCGGAGGGTATTTACTGGACCGTGAGCGTTTTAATGTGATGTACGGCGGGTATACGTTCATAACCGACGCCGCTAATGCTAAAACTACAAATAAGGCGTGGGACGCTTTTACGATGTCCACAGGTATGAGATTCCCACGAGTTAATAGTTGTACATTTCGACCTGATTTAAAACCAGCCGCGGTGTTCAATAAAGATGGTGAACTAGTTGTTAACACATACTGGCCGTATCAATGTGTAGCTGAAAAAGGAGATGTTTCTAAATTTTTAGAGCATCTAGAACGATTATTTCCCGATAAGCGTGACCAAGATATTATCCTGAATTATCTTGCAGCGTTGGTTCAGTACATTGGTAAGAAGTTCAAATGGTGCATAGTTTTACAAGGGACACAAGGTAATGGTAAGACATTTCTATCGAGAATCATATCTTACGTAGTAGGAGATAGATACACGCAGTTCCCCCGTGCTGATGAGATAGCTAGTAAGTTTAACGACTGGGAAGATCAAACTTTGTTTGTTTCCATCGAAGACGCGTATTATCCAGATTCCCGAGCTGAGATTATGGAAGCTCTAAAACCAATGTTGGATCTTGAGCGTCGCATGATTGAAGGGAAAGGCAAGAAAAAAATCATGAAAGACATTTGTTGGAATGCCATTATTAACACAAACCACAAGGAAGCTTTGCGTAAGTCTAAGGATGACCGACGTTTCGCTGTTTTTTATACTGCGCAGCAATCTGTAGAAGATTTATACCGTGATGACATGATGGGCGATTATTTTCCCGATTTGTATAATTGGGCGAATAATGGCGGATATGCGGCAATAGCTGATTTCTTAATGAACTATCCAATCAGGGATGAGTTCAGCCCATTGAAGTGCACACGTGCTCCAACTACGTCTTCAACTGAGGCTGCAATACAACATGGCTGGGGAAGAGTTGAGCATGAATTTGTAGAGGCGATTGAATCGGAGAAAATCGGATTTAAAGGTGGTTGGATTAGCTCTACGTCGATTGATGCTTTACTGAAGGATATAGGGGCAGATAAGCGTATAGCACGTAATAAGCGTCGAGAGTTGATGAAATCACTTGGATATGACTGGCATCCTGGACTTAGAGAGGGGAGATGTCCAACCATTATGCCAGGCGAGAGTAGCAAGCCGAGGTTGTATATTGAAATAAATCATCCAGATCGCGGTCTCACCGATTCAAAACAAATTATTAGTGCATATAAGGAAGCGCAGAAGTAGTTGACAATCTATAGAATACGATCTATAGTAGTGAGGTCAATTAATTAAAGGGACTTAAGCTATGCCACAAGCTATCAGAGTTAATCGATCCTCACTAACCTACCGTTTTAAAGTATGGGCGACCTCTTGTCAAATACCAAATGTAATTGCATTCTTTTGGTTGGGCGTCGCCACAACTTTACTTTTAAACACACTGACGCTTTTAGTATAAAATATATATCAAACAAGAATGGATATCGGGATCGCAATAAAGAGTATCATGCCTCGGTATCCACTCTGCATTATCTCTAGGTATTACATTGTGGTGAGGTAAAGTTTTAAAAATTATTAAATCATCCGGATTGTAAGACAAAGAATAATAGCAATCTATCACACCTATATTTTTAATCTTATATGCATACACATCACTTAAAAATAAATCAGTTTGTGCGGATAAATCTAAATAAGATACCTGAATAAATATGTCTGTACTACCATTTGCCATTGAGCATTTTGAATCTTGCCCACTTTTGCAAGTGATTTTTGTTGCGCAAGATCCGCTAGTGCCCGCGTGTGCCGTTGTTGCTATTAGAAGTGTCGCTATTAATTTTACTAGTGGGAGGGTTATTAACTTTTTCATACCTTTCATTCCTTTTCTTAGGTTGATTAAGAACGTCATGTTCAGGTATTAGTATACTACGACCACATTCGCAAGGGTGTGCCCCTGGAAAATGGCCTTGTTTTAATTTTGCGGCGACTCTTTGAGGGCATACGCCTAGAATTTTTGCCGCATCTTTTGCTAAATATTTTTTCATAATATCCCTAGGTAATGTATGCGTAATTGTTATTAGCACAGCTGTCCACGCGTTTTCCTTCCAAAAATATAACAGTCATTGCCCTTGTTTGAAATTGGCCATTGTGCTCCCATACTTTTTTGTTTGAAAAAACTTTTATCTCTTGCACTGTTTGGCCTGGATTGACAACTATATTAACAGTTTTCTTTTCACTAAACATATTCATCACTTCATGCTGATAAACTATTTTATAATTCATAGGGATTGAAGACGAATTTGTAATAGAAAAACCATGTTTGCTAAAAAAATCACTTGGCATTAAAGAATGTTGAGATAAAACCACATCTATACTGCACACGGCTATATGTACATTATCGGCTGCCATTGACGTACTTGATATAAATGCTGCAATCACTCCGCTTAATAATTTCATAAATACCCTTTTAGTTTGTTATAAGTGGACAGGATCATAGACAGCTTATCTATTACTTATGAGTGGACTCATTGCCTGCCCAACAAAACTATAGAACATAATCTACATTAAGTCAACTATACTCATCTCTTGAAACAATCCGTAAGCGCTCTAATACAACCAGTAAAACAATCATCTTTTTGATCTATATTTACGGTGACGGTAGTCGTTTGTACCATAGATCCCTTGGGATGCTCTTGTTTTATTTCTTTAAAAAAACTAGACTTATTTTGTTCAATTGGTCTATCTTTCATAAAACCTCCTATACTTGAAAAATTAGTATACTACAAATCAAGAATTATTCCGCGGTCTAGTCGAAGAGAAGCTGCGAATGCTTCTAATAAAGGGAGATCTTCTGAATGTACATACATATACACTTTTAAAACCCCATATGCGGTTTTAAGCTTCTTTTTAGTAATCCTATCAGGGTTATCACTTTTGGCGTTTTCTCTGTGACAGTAAACACATCTTCCTGTTTTCGTGTACCTACCTGGCGGATGACCTTTTTTACAAGAAGAACAGTCATAATAGATTTTTAATCTATTTACCATAGCATAATCTCGTGTTATCATTTTGATTCCTCTCATATTTTATTAATCAAACATTTGGACCGAAGCCCGAACAGGCCCGAACGCCTATCGATTTTATTCGGTTCACGGGCATCCCTTGGCAGACGTGGGTTTCAAAGCTTTTTACCATCAAATAACCGAACAAAATGAGGGTTCATACCCTCCGGAAATCTGTATGTACATAATATGCTTATTTTATTACTTATCCACATGTATGTACAGCTTTATGTAAAATTTATATATTGTACGGTCCTTCAGTCCATTATATTAATAATAATAATAAAAACAATAAGATAGGTGAAGACCGAATAGGCGGACTTAAAGAAATATGGTTCGGGTATTTTGCTGCTTCGGGCATGTGTTTACTAGTGGGGAAGTAAAGTGTATAATTTAAACAGGAGGATAAACCATGGATAAGAAACGAAATAAACCCGGTCCAAAACCTACAATAGAAATAAATGAGGAATTTTTGGACAAACTTGAATCACTTTCACGAAAACAATTCACTCAAGAGCAAATACGCGGCTATTTTGGGGTTAAAAAATCATGTTGGTATCATACTAAACAGCAACATCCAGAAATAGAGGAAAGAATAAAAAAAGGAAGAAGCAAGTTATTAGAGTTTGTAATAAATAAATTTTTAGAGAAAATAGAGCAAGGTGACACTAAGTGCATATTATTTTATCTAGAGCGAAAAGCTAAATGGCTAGCCGAGAGCAGTCTTAAGCTAGATGCTAAAATCAAAACAGACAAAAGTTCACCACTTGAGCTAAAAATAACTACCACTGACCCAGTGGAAGCGGGTAAGATATACGAAGAAGTCATGACAACAGGGAGTTAGTCAGATGTCGGCAGAAACAGTCACGGCCAGCGATGGTACTCAGCTAGATTTAAATTCATTAGCGCAAACTTTTACTTATAGTGGTGCAAATATTGCAACTATAACTGTCACTTACCCTAGTTTGCAAACCGGGATGCCCAGAAACTTTGTGCAAACGTTTACTTATTCAGGCGCAAATGTCACAAACATTTCAGGATGGATTGCCCAATGATATCAGCCGGTGAATTTTTAAAATGGTTAGAAGTATTTCACGTAGCTCATGGTGGAGTTCCACCGACCGATGTTAGCTTACAAGTAGCTTATGATAGCTCTGGTAATCCGGCCATCATTAACATGGATTTGGGATCTGTAAGTTGGGTAGGGAATCCTTCCTATTTCACAGATTCTGCCGGTACCTATACAGAAATTTCTGGAAATTTCCTAACTTTCTTTAATAACGCGGATGTAGGTGTTTTAAACCGGTCATTTTCCATTAATGCCACAGGTACTACTCCAAACACGGATCACCTTTTTTTTGGACAATGGGCTGGCGGCTTTTCTTATGAGTCAGTAGCGGGAAGCGAATCGGGGTTTTTCTTATATGAGATCCTAGATAAAGGCCATGTGAACACCATTTTTTCCATGATAGGATCAGATGCGACTAACCCAACCCGCATTGTCATTGGTGGGACAAGTTCAACAAATTCCCACGTTGAAAATGTTGGAATAAATGTTGGACAATCTGGAACATTTTATCAAGCGTCGGTTTTGCAAGTGGCGTCGTCTCCGATAAGAAATCAAGGGTCCATGCCTTTTCCTCTATTGAGTGGAACGGCAATAGATGGTCTAACCGTCAGCGATAATCCAATTGGCTTATTTGCATACAATACAACAAATGATGCATTGAATTATTATGACTCAACTGGTTCTTTTAAAAGCATTTTAACGCAAGATAAAGTGATTCAAGGCACTAATATGGCCATCGATTATAATTCTGATGGTTCTATTACTCTGAATTCGGCAGGCAGTAGCGGAGCAACTGATATAGGAAAAGGGCAGTATACCGTTGCGGCTAACACAGTTAGTTTTCCAACAGATACAAGTTTTACCCCAATTAAAATAGATGCAACAAAATTTGCAGTCGTTGAAGCGGTTGGGGTGAATGTTTATCTTAATCCGATAAACACCCCGGCATTACAGTCTCTTGCATCAACTGCCCAAATTTATGCTTTTGATTTTACAGTAACAGTGCGAGGAACAAGCTTAACTCCTCAAATTTTTAATTTTAACCCCACTATTCATCTGGCAGGCGGCTCATATGTAAATACTAATTATTTTACATCAACGGTAACTACAGATAACTTTACTCCTGTTGTTGCATCTTTAACAGGCATAGTGACGTTAAACCCTAATGATGCGTTAATACTAACTGTAAATAATGTTAGTTCAGGGGATAATTTAGTTATAAACACCTTATCTGGGCGCTTGTTTAATATTGATACATATGCAGGATTAAACAGCACTGATAATCTTGTTCAAGGTTCAACTAATTGGTATTTAAGCACCACTGGCGGTTCATCATTTGAAAACGTCACAGGGGGCGTTGTTTCAGGCCATGTGGCTATTTTTTCAGGAACAACGGGTTTGATTGCGGATGGCGGCATGCTTATCACTGGCACATTGCCGGCGACGCTGAATTTCCCGACTGCTTCTACTTATACATTCCCTAATGGAAATTCTACACTTGTTCCTAACACTGGAGCTAATGCGACTGGAACTTGGCCCATAAGCATTACCGGCGCAGCGGGTTCCGCAACTGATGCAACAAGCGTGGCTACTAATAACAGCACTAGCTCTAGCAGTTTTTATCCGCTATTTGTTGCTTCATCAAGCGGTGGATTCCAAAGTCCGCTGTTTTCAAGCGCGTTTTCATTTGTTCCTAGCACGAATGTCCTTACTTGCAATATCAGCGGAAGCGCCACAACGGCAGGTTTAGCAACTGATGCGACATCATGGAGCATTACTAATGTTACCAACACCGCAAATTACTTTATTCCTTTTGTAAATGCGTCAGCAACAGGTTTCCGAAGCGGAAATTGCTCTAGTAACTTATTTTTTAATCCAGGGGCAGGCGTATTAGTTGCTCCAGATATCAATGTGAGTAATTTAAATACAAATATATTAGTAGCTACAGATGGATCCAGTAATTTAATTCCAGCAGATACTATTTCTCCATACGCGATTAATATTTCCGGGAGTTCTGCAAGTACTACGGTCGCTATCAATGCAAATAACATCAATACGATTAGCAGCAGTACGCCTGCAAGTTTTTATCCACTGTTTGTGGCTTCCACTACAAATGGTTACCAACAAGCCACTTTAAATTCTGGATTTTCGTATAATCCAAGTACTAATGTATTAAGTTTAGCCACAGTTAATGCAAGCTCCATAGCCACCGTTAATTTAGTGGCGACGGATGGAGGGCATAATTTGGTGGCGGCTAGTGGGACTTACGGGATTAGTATTTCTGGCACGGCTGCACAAGCTTCTTTACTTAATGTTACTAATACCACCACTAATGCTTCTTATTATATTTCTTTTGTTCCTTCACCCAGCACTGGGTTTCAAGCGCAAGATATTTCTTCAAATCTTATGTACAACCCAAGTACAAACATTTTAAGCACAACTGGATTAAATTTGTCTGGATTAACCGCGAGCTACGCCGTGGTCACAGACGGATCAAAAAATCTAGCTACCGTTCCAAACTACAGTTTTATTGCTGCGGTTACCGTAACCGGTTCAAGTCAAGCAATGTCGTTAGGAACAAGATATTTTAATAATTACAGTGGTGGACAATGCGCTTATACTTTGCTTCCGGCTACAGGATCAGGTAAACAAATAGATTTACAGTCATTAAACACTTCTAGTCCTTCAGGTTGGATAATAACGGCAAATGGTACAGACAAAATACAGTATGCTTCTTCTTTGAGCGCGGCTGGCGGTACATTAACTTCAACTACAGGCTCTTCAACCGATTGTGCAACATTAACCGATTCAGCTTCGGGACTATGGGTTGTTTATCCAGCGTTAGGTCTAAATTTGGTGGTGACATAATGTCTAACATAATCGATGCTCAAAGAACTCCGTTCTTTTTAGCGACATTGACTACGCAAGTTTCCACGGTAACTGGGGACGGCACAGTGTATACCCCCATATGGGATACTTTGTCATCAGGTTCTGGATACAATACTTCAAATGGAATATTTACATGTCCTATTGCGGGAGAATATCTTTTTATTACGAGATTTCATGCAACAGGGATAACTTCGTCTCACACTTATGCAAACCTCCTATATATTGCAACTGGTGGAAGTTTTCAAACGTGCGATTTCAGTTTAGCCCATGCTTTTACAAGTTCTAATGACGTGATTTTTACTCCATCTGTAGCTCCTATAAGAATGTCAGTAGGAGACACTGTGCATGTTACGGTACAAGTCTCAAATGGCACTAAAGTTATCAATTTTGGCACTTTAAGCACTTTTAGCGGAGTTAGATTGCCATGACAAATATAATTAACTCAGCAAGCGCTCCTCAACTTTTTGCGACTAGCACTACCAGCTATACAAATGCAACAGGGGACGGAACAGTTTTTCAGATGATCTTCAATTCTGTAATTCAAGGCGGTAACATTAATACGTCTACAGGTGTTTTTACATGTACAATTGCTGGAACATTTTTGTTTTGCATAACGCCAGAGCTGGGTAATCTATCGGCACTTACTGCAAACACGAATTTTACCTTAGTTACTACATTGGGAAGTTTTCAATTTTCTAAGATGAACGCTTCTACATTAAGAAGTTCAGCTGCTGTCTGTCAGTTTGGCGGATATATAATTGCAAAAATGAATTTAAATGATACAGCTTTTCTTGATCTAAGCGCTTCTGGAGGATCTAAAACTTTGACGGTAAATGGCTCCCCGACCTATTTGAGTATAGCGAGGTTATTTTAATGACTAATATTTGTAATTTTGGTTTAGTCCCTCCAACTTTCGTATATTTAAATACGCCTGTTACAAACGTGACAGGAAATGGGACAGTTTATGTTTTAAAATTTGACACAACCTTGTATGGCTCTGGGTATAGTTCAGCTACAGGTTTATATACCGTAACCGTTCCGGGTTTATATCTTATCGCTACTAGCTTCATGCTTACTAATGTAAGCGGCGGAAGTAATGGTAATCTATGCACGATAAATAGCACATTATTATCAACAAGACTATCTGAATATTCTTTGATCAATTCCATTGATTCTTCTCTAAGATTCTGCACATGTGGGATGAGCACATTAAAACTCGCCGCAGGAAATACGTTTAACATAAACGTTCAAGTAAACAACGGATCGTCTGCATCGACAGGTATAGGCGGAGGTAATTCTCCATACGTTTCATGGATGTATATCAAATACTTAGGATAAAATTATGTCACAACCACTATTAAATTGGTCTGGATGGGGATTAACATGTGATCACGATCCAACTTCAAATGAGCCTTGGGATGAAGGAATTATTCAATACGGGACATGGTGGATAAATTCAAACACTGGTGCCATATTTTGGTGTTCAAATCAAGGACCAAATAATGACAATACTGGATTGGAATGGAAATATGCATTTACAATGCAAGATAGTGCTCCACCTAGCGTTTCTTAATTGGATAAGTAATCGCCGAAGTATGGCTTTTATTATATCCATCAATAAGATATAATTGTAGTTTCAAATCTATAGATGAGGAAAACATGAAAGAATTTAAAATTAATTCTCAACAAATTGAAGTATTAAAACATGCATTAAATGAAGGTACTTATCCATTTGCTGCAAAAAATATATCAATATTGTTCGATATGTTAAATAAATTACCAGCGGTGGAAGAAGTAAAATCTGAAGAAAAATAAATGCCGTTACCATTTGATTTTGATTTCAGAAATCCAGATTACGTCAAGGTGTTCCAACATCGATTGGAATGCCTTGCTAATATCCGTAAGAAACCTGAAGTACTGCCTTCGTTAAAATTATTTTACAAAGAAAATCCTGCGCAATTTATAATCGACTGGGGTTGCACTAGCGACCCGAGAAATGTGGAAAGGGGTTTGCCTTCAAGAGTGCCTTTTCTATTATTTGAAAGGCAAGAAGAATGGATAAAATGGGCAATTGAGAAATGGAAAAATGGTGAAAGAGGAATAAGCGACAAAAGCCGAGATATGGGGCTTAGTTGGTTATCTGTAGCATACGCTTGCACCTTGTGTTTATTTTACGACGGCATGGCAATAGGCTTTGGTAGTAGAAAAGAAGAATATGTTGATTTAAGAGGGGACCCCAAATCCATTTTCGAAAAAGCTAGGCAGTTTTTGCATTTACTTCCACCAGAATTTAAAAATGGATGGGACATAAAAAAGAATTGCTCTCATATGCGAATAACCTTCCCGGGGACTAAAGCTATCATTTCGGGAGAAGCTGGGGACGGCATAGGAAGAGGAGACAGAAGGGCCATATATTTTGTTGATGAAGCCGCGTGGCTACCTAGGCCTGCATTGGTTGAAGCTTCTTTGTCAAACACGACGAATTGCCGAATTGATATTAGCACCCCCAGAGGAATGAATAACCCTTTTGCACAAAAAAGACACGGCGGAAAAGTATCAGTATTCACTTTGCATTGGAGAGACGATCCGCGTAAAGATGATATTTGGTATAGAAAAATTTGCGATCAATTAGATGATCCTGTAGTAATTGCACAAGAAATAGATTTAGACTATTCTGCTTCAATCGAAGGGTTGCTTATTCCTAGTGCATGGGTACAATCATCAATCGATGCTCATAAAAAACTTAATATTCAACCTTCCGGCATAAGATTAGCGGGAATGGACGTAGCGGATGAAGGAAAAGACAAAAATGCTTTCTGCGGCAGATATGGGGTATTGTTGGAATATATTGAGTCATGGTCTGGGAAAGGCGAAGACATATTTAAAAGTGTTGAAAAAGTTTTCACTTTATGCGATATTCTTGATTATGCTAGTGTTTTATACGACGCAGACGGCCTGGGTGCCGGTGTTCGTGGAGATGCAAGAGTTATTAACGCAAGACGAGTTACTCAAAATTTATCAGAAATACGTTTTAATGGTTTCAGGGGTTCTGGCGAAGTTGTAGACCCAGATAAAGACCCTTACTTGAAAAACGGACAAGCGCGGGGTCCAGGGAAGGGCCGAACTAATTTTGACTTCTTTGCTAATGCAAAAGCACAAGCATGGTGGTCCCTCAGATTAAGATTTCAAAATACACATCGCGCAGTGACAGAGGGGATCGAATACGATCCCGATAACATCATAAGTATACCTAAAGAATTACCGGAATTAACAAAACTGACAATAGAATTATCAAGACCAACTTATATGCAAAACAATGTCGGGAAAATTATAGTTGACAAAACTCCCGAGGGGGTGGCATCGCCAAATCTTGCCGATGCTGTTATGATAGCTTTTTCACCACAAAAGAAAAAAGGCGGAGGGATGTTCGATGCGTTTCCTTAAAAATATTTTTAAGAAAAAACAAATTGTGGAAGATATCAAACCGGAAAGAAAAGTATTTACTACTGATTTTACTAGAAATGATGTTTCATTAAAAATGAGATTGGAAGGATTACTAGAAAATACTTTTAAACCGCTTAGCACTAAAAATATAAAAGCTCCGGTGGGCACGATGGATTCGGTTAAACACGCTTCCGATGCGGCATTGCAGTCATTTAAAACTTTGAACAACGCCACGGGGATATCAGAGTCCGTATTATTATGGTATGCCTCGCAAGGCTTTATCGGGTATCAAAATTGTGCTTTACTTGCGCAGCATTGGCTTATCAGTAAGGCTTGTTTGAGACCTGCTCAAGATGCAATAAGAAAAGGGTATGAAACTACAGCTAATAACGGGGAAGAATTAGATTCCGAAATACTCAATGAGTTTAGAGAAGGTGATTTAAAATACAACATTAACCACCACTTGGTGGAATTTATACAAATGGGAAGAATATTCGGAATAAGGATCGCCATGTTCATCGTGGATTCCGATGACGAAGACTATTATTATAAACCGTTCAATCCCGATGGTATAACTCCAGGATCATATAAAGGAATTTCTCAAATTGATCCTTATTGGATGTCTTTTATGCTAGATGACAAAGCCGCGGGAGATCCAGGAAGTGAATATTTTTATGAGCCAACATGGTGGCAAATAACCGGTAAACTAATACATAGAACCCATTTAGTCATATATAAGACTGAAGAAGTACCGGACATTCTTAAACCGACCTATCTATACGGTGGCATTCCTATCCCACAAAAAATATATGAACGTGTATATGCTGCCGAACGTACTGCTAATGAAGCACCGATGCTAGCCATGACGAAAAGAACGGATGTAATAAAATGCGACGTCACGGAAGCTTTAGCAAATCAAGTAAATTTCGAAAAAAGAATGGCTCAATTTGCGTATAATAGGGATAACTATGCAGTTAAAACCATAGGGCTTGAAGATGAGTACGCGCGATTAGACACATCTTTGGCAGAATTGGACACAGTGATTATGACTCAATTTCAATTGGTCGCCGCTGCTTCAAACACCCCCGCTACTAAATTATTAGAAACAAGCCCTAAAGGGTTCAACGCTACTGGAGAATTCGATGAGGCTAGTTGGCATCAAGAATTGGAGGGGCAACAAGAAAAGGTAACTCCTTTAGTTCAAAGACATCATCTTTTACTTATGCTATCTGAAATAGCTCCAAAGTTAGGTATAAAACCCATAAAAACTCATATTAACTGGGTGAAATTAGACGCCATGACTGAAGAAGAACAGGCTTTAGTAAATAAAGGTAAAGCAGAAACCGGTAAAATATTGATGGAGGTTGGAGCAATAAATGGCGAAGATGAAAGGAAAAGAATAATAAATGACCCAGATTCTGGTTATAACGGGTTGCTGCATGAAGAGGGATTTGAGCCAGATCAAGATTATCAAGAAGAACTGGAAGATGCTTAAGCTTACTAATAAAAAATCGAGTTGGGTTGGCAAAAGAAATGTTGCCATAAAAGGAACTCGTTTGAATTATAATGTAAGTGATCAATTAAAATATAAAAGAGAATTGATGAAATTAACTAGATTGATGATATCGGAGTCACAAAAAAAGATACTGGATCTATTCAGAAGTGATAATTCTAAGCAATTTTTTAAACAACAAAAAAAAGCCGCTATGGATGCTAGTATAACTTCAAAGTCTAAAAAACTTTTAAATGAATTAATGTCTAAATTCGAGAAACTTTTTAATTCAAAAGCTAAAGAACTGGCTGAAGGAATGTTAGAAAAAACTTTAAAAACTAGTCAATCAAATCTCAAAACTAGTCTAAAACAATTAAGCGGCGGCTTATCTTTAAATACGGGTGTAGTCCCCAAAGGAATGGAAGAAGTAAGTCAAGCAATAATCAATGAGAATGTATCTTTGATTAAATCAATACCTTCCGAGTACCTAGATAAAGTATCTGGCGCGGTAATGCGGTCAATCACTTCTGGAAATGGGCTGGCTGATTTAGAACCAGAAATAAAAAAGTACAGTGGACAATCTGACCGACGTGTGTCATTATTGGCTTTAGATCAAACAAGAAAAGCCTATAACACAATTAATAAACAAAGAATGCAATCTATAGGTGTTAAAAAATTTGAATGGATTCATTCTGGTGGTGGCCAACACCCAAGAATTTCCCATATGAAATTAGATGGTAAGATCTTTAGTTTTGATGATCTACCGCTAAAAGGCGAAGAAGGATTTGTAAATGGTCAAATCCCTGGCCAAGCCATAAATTGCCGGTGTACTATGCTACCGGTAATAGAGTTTGAAAACGGAGAGGAAATATAAGATGCCATTAAAAGCAGGCAAAGGCAAGAAAATTCTTTCTAAAAACATAGCAGAATTAGTTAATTCTGGTTACCCAGAAAAACAAGCTGTTGCAATTGCCTACAACAAACAGCGCCAAGGAAAAGATTCTCCAATTATTGGAGAAAACATCGTGCAATTTAACTCAGAAAATAATTTAGAAAATTTTAATACTAAAAGATTAGTAGATACTAATGGCTGGTACGAAATTAAAGAAAATCCATTGTCCAAAGTTGGGGTGTTTCCATATCTAGGTAAAACCATCGATGAATCGTTAGAACCTGAAAAAATCTACAACGTATATCGCCCCGCGGATGAGTTATCTAATGAAGAAACATTGAAATCTTTTAGACTACTTCCCTGGATAGATGATCACGTTATGCTCGGTGCTTCTGAAGAAGGTTTAACGCCTGCTGAGAAAAAAGGGGTGCAAGGTGTAATTGGAGAAGAAATTGAATTTGATGGCGAATACCTGAAAGGCAACATTAAAGTTTTTTCAGAGAAATTGATGAATTTAATCAAAAGTGGAAAAAAAGAACTCAGCATAGGTTACCGGTGCTTGTATGATTTGGTTCCAGGTGTGTATAATGGTCAACCATATGATGCCATTCAGCGTGAAATTAGAGGCAACCACGTTGCGCTAGTTGAAGAAGGAAGGGCAGGACCTGATGTTGCAGTATTAGACGGTAAAGATTTTCGAATTACACTAGACGCAAAGGAGTTTCAAAAAATGGAAAAAGAAGCTGAAAAAAAAGGGATGGACGAAGAAGTTACTTTGGAATCTCTTCATGCCATGGTTAAAGAATTGAAAGAATGCATGACAGAGATGATGGGTTCTAAAGCGGTTGCCGATGTAGAACCGGACAAAGAGATTATAGAAAAGAAAGCGGCAGACGAAGATGAATATGAAGACACGGAAGAGGAAGAAGATGAAGAGGAAGAAGAAAAAATTGAAATAAAGGATGAAAAACCAGGTGACATGAGCAAACCTAAAGATTCGCACGGTATGGACATGAAAGCTTTGATGAGAGAAGTTTCTGCCCGTGATTCTTTGGCAAAAAGATTATCTAATGTTATCGGTACTTTTGACCATTCTGATAAAACCTCAGAAGAAGTTGCGCAATATGGAATCAAAAAACTAGGATTAAAATGCAAAAAAGGACATGAGAGCTCGGTATTGGAAGGGTATTTAGCGGCTTCTAAGACTGTACCTCAAGCGGCGGCTATGGACAGCGTGGAAATATCCTCCAGTTCAGTAGACGCGTATATTTCTAAAGCACTTCAAGGGGGTAAATAATCATGGGTTTCCAAACTACAGTTGCTCGTTTATCGGGATTTGGAGTGCCGGGGGAACTATATACAGATAGCCCCACGCGTGCTCAATCGTACATTTTACAATCTACAACTTCTTCTTTAAATATTATTGGCGCAACCGCTTATACGGTTGTTAGCGAAGGGATCGCACAAGCTGGTGGAACTGGTGTATTTGCTGGGTTCTTAATAGATCCTAAACAATATGCATTGTTTGCAACAGGTGGGCAAACTTTAGTTCCATCTTTAACTTTGCCTAATAACACACAGGCCGATTTATTAACAATGGGTGACATTGTTGTTACGTTACCAGGTGCTGCGGCGATTGGCGATTATGTAATTTTCAACAACACGACAGGCGTGATTTCTACAATTACCCCCGCAACACCAGTACCGGGCGGCAGCACTTTTGCAAACGCATACGTGAATTTTTACACGGTGTCGGGTGCGGGTTTAGCTGTTATTACAGTTGATCCAAAATTAATCATACTAGCATCATAGGAGTGAGATAACATGCAAAGCCAAAGAGTTTCAACAATACACACATCGTTTCCGGCGCGTGGTTTCTCGGCCTGGGCAACTGATGCAATGACTAAAGATGAAAAGATTAAATTTTGTCAAGAGTATAGAGCCCTTATCAAAGCCGGCATTAATATCGCTCCACGAGGCGATGAAGTTTATCAGATGAAAACTTGGGCAATGGACGCATTGCAACCAACTGTTACCACCGCTTCTATTGGTACACCTTTACAATTTTTGCAAGAATGGTTACCTGGTTTTGTATATGTAACTACCGCTGCACGTAATATTGACCTTTTAATAGGCATGAGTGTGGTGGGTTCTTGGGAAGACGAACAAGTTGTCCAAGGCATCGTCGAATTAACAAACCGAGCTCGCCCATATGGCGATGTGCAAAATGTGCCAGAAGCTAGTTGGAACACAAATTTTAACTATCGTTCTGTGGTTAGATTTGAGCAAGGTATGCAAGTTGATCGTTTAGAAGAAGCTCGCAGCGCTCGTATGAGAATCGATTCTTCTAAAGAAAAAAGAGAATCATGCGCTTTAGCCCTAGAAATCGAACGTAACTTAATCGGTTTCTTTGGATATAACAATGGCGCTAACCAAACCTACGGTTTCTTAAATGATCCAGGTTTACCTTCTTATGTTAACGTCCCAAATGGTGTTAGTGGTTCACCATTGTGGTCAATGAAAACATACGCTGAAATCCAAAAAGATATTTTGACATCTATTTCGGCTTTGAGAACTCAGTCTCAGGATGTTATTGACCCCTTCCGAGTTCCGCTTACATTAGCAGTAGCTACCGCGGCTGTTGATCGTTTATCTACCACGACTGACTTTGGTTATTCAGTAATGCAATGGTTGAAAGAAACTTACCCAATGGTACGAGTTGTTTCTGCTCCAGAACTTAATGCAGCAAATGGCGGCGCAAACGTGTTTTATTTGTACGCTGACTCCATTCAAGATCGTTCTACAGATGACGGTAAAACTTTCATGCAGAATGTTCCAGCTAAATTTTACGTGTTAGGAGTTCAAACATTAGCAAAAGGATATCTTGAAGATTACTCGAATGCCACAGCAGGTGTGATGGTTAAACGCCCATGGGCAATTGTTCGATATTCTGGGATCTAAGAAATACCCCCGCTCGAAAGGGCGGGTTTTCATACCCGAGGAGAATAATAATGTACTATATATATTCAACACTAGCTAACGACATGCGATATGCTAAATATCACGATTCACAACCGGGCCAACATGGTCCCGCTACCATCGAGCATGAAGTACTTATCAATGGAAAAGTAGGCGTGGCCACTAAACATTTGATAACGCCACGTGGGGCCGTCACCAGCATAGATGACGAAGATTATGAAGTTTTAAAAGACAACTATTCTTTTAAAGAGCATATTAAAGCAGGTCACATCACGGTAGAAAAGAAACAAGCAGAAATGGACAAAGTTGTTTCAAATATGAAGAAAAAGGACAATTCGGCGCCAATCACTCCAGAATCATATGAGAATGCCGATGAAAGTACGCCAATTCCGAAAGGAGTAAGACGCAAAAGGGGATAAAAAGTGACAATACCAGTTTTGGTTTTTGACCCTACTTTATTTCGCCAACAATTTCCGGCGTATTCAAATGCGACCACATATCCTGATGCGTTATTACAAATGTACTGGGATATGGCCACGTGTTATATATCTGATTTAAATTATGGGTGTCTGCAAGGGACTTGTAGGGTTCTAGCTATTAATCTGATGACGGCCCATTTGTTGTATATCTCAGACCTAATCGCAGCGGGGGAAGTGCCAACCATTGTTAATAATGCAACTATTGATAAAATTTCAGTGGGACTGACACCGCCTCCTATAAAAAATCAATGGCAATGGTGGTTAAATACTTCCCCCTATGGCGGACAATTGCTAACTCTTCTTTCTAGTAGGTCCGTTGGAGGGTTTTGGACAGGGGGCTTACCGGAATTATCGGCATTTAGACGAGTTGGAGGTCTATTCGGATGAATGTTCGCAGAGTCCAAGGAAAAAACAGGGCCGCACTAGAAGTCGCTTTAAAAACTTTAGGCAATAAAGTTGGAAAAGTGGGTTGGTTTCAAGGAGCAAAATACCCAGACGGAACGCAAGTGGCTTATGTGGCAACCATACAAGAGTATGGCTATTCTCCGAAAAATATTCCGCCCAGGCCGTTTATGCGGCCGACGGTAATTAAGTATAAAAATACCTGGAATAGAATTGCTAAATTCGAATCAAAATTAATACTTGAAGGGAAATCAACGCCCTATAAATTAATGGAATCTATTGGGCAAAATGCGGCGGGAAATGTTAGAAAGAAAATAACTCAAATTTATACGCCCTCTTTAAAATTTAGCACTATTCAAGCTAGATTAAGCCGTAAAGGTATAGGCGTCAAAAGTCGCCCATACACAAGAGAAGAAATTGGAAATTTATACAAACCTCTAGTAGATACGGGTCATATGCTGGCTACACTCATTAATGTAGTAGAGGACAAATAATGAACGTTCCCGGCTCTAATTTATTAAAAATTGCATTAGGTGTGATAAAAAGTCAGATTATTGCATATTATTTAGCTACTGGTCGAACCACAAACAGCGTTGGACAATATGTGACTACATACGCTGACCCTCAAAATATACGAGGTAGTTTTCAAGCAGTTCCTCGTAATTTATACCAAGCTTACGGTCTTGATTTTCAAAAAAATTATTACACTTTTTATACACTAAACAACATAATTGATTTGCAAAGAGACGTTTCGAATGATCAAATAGTTTTTAATGGACAAAGATTTCAATGTGAATCCAATAACGATTGGTTTGCGGTAGATGGATGGAAAGGGGTTTTGTGTTGTTTAATTAAATCAGGTGGTTGATTAAATGTTAGACAATCAATTAATACAAGTATTTTTACCTATAATTCAAGCCGGTCTCGTGGCAGATGGATTTAGCGGTATTAGCACGATTGCAGCAAATCAACCTACTCAGCAAGGTGTACCCACCACCCCCACGGTTACCTTTTACAAAGTTAATGATCACAGATATGGATATTTACGAAGGTATGATGTGTGGGATCAAGTCACTCAAAATATGGTCCATACAGAAGAACAAGCTTACGAAACTACTTTTCAAGTAGGAGCTTTAGTTTTGCAAAGTCCCACTACGCCAAATCAATATACGGCTTCCGATTTAGTAAATGAAGTAGCAGCAATAATGCAGAGTGATAATACTTTAAATATACTGTACAATAATGGTATAGCTATTTTAAGAATAACAGAAGTATCAAACGGTTATTTTACGGACGATATGGATAACTTTGAAGCTTCACCAAGTTTTGATTTTACATTAACGCATACGCAAACTAGGGTTTCTACCGGTAACGCTATTGACCACGTTGAGTATGACATTTTTAGGGTTTAAGGGAGTACTATTAATATGGCAATTTCAATAACTAGATATGTAGACATTATATCCAGTGTCGGTGCTGGTTCTTCCGTGCCCCGAAGAAGTCTGACCGGTAGAATTTTTACACAAAATGAATTGGTACCTACTGACGGATTTATCAGTTTTACCAATGCTGCAGAGGTGGGTAGTTGGTTTGGGACAAGCTCCCCGGAATACTCAAGAGCGGTCTATTATTTCGGGTGGGTTAGTAAAAACGGGACAATCCCCCCTTCTATCGATTATGCAAGGTATGTGACCGGGGCTACTTTCCCTCAAATATTTGGCAATATTCAACCTCAGTCAATAAGTTTGTACAATACTATTACCGGCGGTACGATGGGCCTCACCCTGGGCGATCACACGGCTAACTTTTCGGCTTTTGATTTTACCGCGGCCGCCAGTTTGTCAGATGTTGCGGCTATCCTTCAAACTTCTATCCGAGCAGCCTTTCCTTCTATAGCAGTATGGTCGGCGGCAACGGTTGTTTTTGACCCAGTAAGAGGGAGCTTTAATTTGCAAGGTGGATCGGATAGTGCACCTGCGGTAATTCAAGTCACGGAAGGAACTTTTGGGCAACCAATTGGTAATCTTTTAGGGTGGGTTGCCGGTCCAACTTTGATAGTTTCAGACGGAGTGGGTGCCACAGCTCCTCAGATTTTGGGCAATATCCAATCACAAAGTGCCGGTCTATATACAGGCACGACGGACGGAAGTTTTACTTTAACGATCGGCAATTTTACTCAAGCGCTTACTGGGATTGATTTTACGGGAGATACTACTCTCGCGAATGTTGCCGGAACTATCCAAAACTCAATTCGCGCAATAACGGATGGCGGTACTCAATGGACTTCAGCCACAGTTACATATGATACTTCTCGAGGAAGCTTTAACTTTTTGGGTGGCGAAGCTGACGACGTGACCATTAGTGTGCAAGAAGGAGTGGCAGGAACACCAATCGGAAATACTCTAGGCTGGGTAAGTGGTCCTACATTGGTATGGGTAAATGGCTTAACGGCTCCGACCCCATTAGATGCAGTGATTGCTTCTGCGGCTACTTCTAACAACTTCGGATCTTTTTTATTCATTGATTCGCTTAGTCTTGACGATATCACAGCGATTGCTCAATGGAATTCTACTCAAAACGTGGCTTATATTTATCATGTTCCTGTTCTGAATGAAACTCTGGCGATTGCTTACACTAATGTACTTAGCAATTTTGCTGGAACTGAAATTACGTTGGCGCCTTTGTCTACGGAATACCCCGAACAATTTCCAATGATGATTGAAGCCGCTACCAATTATGATCAGCCAAATTCTGTACAAAATTATATGTATCAACAATCTTCACTAACCCCTAGCGTCATGGATGATGTTACTGCTAATTTTTACGATGGGTTAAGGGTCAATTACTACGGAGTAACTCAAACCGCTGGATCTCTACTTGCTTTTTACCAAAGAGGGTTAATGCAAGGTCCGGCTAGCGCTCCTCAGTTTTTAAATATTTATGCTAATGAATCGTGGCTAAAAGATGCAATGCAATCATCTTTGATTAATTTGTTATTAACTCAAAATAGAGTTTCTGCAAATGCGCAGGGTCAAAGTCAAATACTGGCAGTTTTACAATCCGTCATAGAAGAAGCTACAAATAACGGCACGATTAGCGCTAATAAAACTTTAACTCCTTCGCAAAAAGCTTTTGTTACTTCTACCACGGGCGATCCAAATGCGTGGTACCAAGTACAAACCATAGGCTACTGGGTAAATTGTGTAATCGTCCCCTATACTAATTCAAATACCGGTTTGACTGAATATAAAGCGGAATATACATTAATTTACAGTAAAGACGATGATATTAATTTAATAACCGGACAACAAGTATTGATCTAAAGGGAGTTAAGGCATGACTAATATAACTGGTTTTGGTGCAGTCGTCACAGTAAAAGCGTCAAATACTTTTCCGGTTGGATTTGTAATAACGCAATTTGCTGATGACGCGGACCCTATTGATATCCCTAGCTTACAAGCTGGGGATTCTACCATGGGTCTAAATGGAGATCTAATAACCTGGTCTAAAGCAAACCCGATCAAAGCTAGCATCAGCGTAGTACCTAATAGCCTCGATGATATAAATCTAGGTATTCTGTTTGAAGCAAATCGAGTTGGTAAAGGCAAGCAAGGGGCTAAAGATATCATCACTATCAACATAGTTTACCCTTTTGGTAATTTTATTAACTTAACCAATGGGATTATCACTGATGGGATGCCGGGTAATTCAATCTCAACGGAAGGGCGATTAAAGTCCAAAACTTATTCATTTAGTTTTGAAAATAAAGTGGGGATATAATTAATGCTACAACCAAAACAAATCGAGGTTAATGGGAAAAAATTTATCATACATAAATTCCCAGCAATTGAGGGACGTGAAATTATCTGTAATTATCCACTCACATCTATTCCAAAAGTGAGCGAATATAAAACGAATCAAGAAGTCATGCTTAAATTAATGAAATATGTTTCTGTGCCGATTAATGATATTACTGTGGCTTTGAGTAATTCAGAATTGGTCAATCAACATGCCGGAGACTGGGAAACTTTGATGAAATTAGAAGCTGCCGTCATAGAGTACAATTGCAGTTTTTTTCAAAACGGGCTAGCCTCGACTTTCTT